CATAAAGCTGCATAAAAGTTTTGACAAACTTTAAATTAATCATTAAATTTTAAATTAGGAGATTAAATGGCATCAACTTATTCGACAGGTTTAAGAATAGAGCTGCAAACCACAGGAGAAAATTCTGGAACTTGGGGTACTATTACCAACAACAACTTTTCTCAAGTATTTGAATTTGCTATTGCTGGTGTTTATGCAAAAACCCTCTCTGGTACAGGGCCTACAACTTTAACAAATAATGATGGTCCTCAAACTCAAGCTAACAATGAAGCTAGACAAAACCAAATAATTTTTTCTGGAACTATTTCAACTACTCACATAGTACAGTTTCCAGCTACACAAAAAACTTACGGACTTTATAATAACATTTCAGGAGGCGCTGATGTTACTGCAAGATTAGGCGCTACTGGAAACACAGTTACAATAACAAATGGAAAATACAGATTAGTTTCTACTGACGGAACTAATTGGTATGATATTTTTACACTCGCTGGTTTAGGTGAATCTTGGATTGAAAAAAGTGGTAACTACACAGCTTCAGATGGGGACAACATATTTGTTGATACGTCTGGCACTGCTGTAACTATTACTTTACCTGCTTCTCCTTCAATAGGAAACCAAGTTAAAATAATTGATTCACACGGTACATCAGGAACCAACAATATTACTGTTGCAAGAAATGGTTCTAAAATACAAGGTGCAACATCAGATTTAACAATTTCAACTAACCGTGCTGGTATAGCGTTGGTGTTTTATGACAGTGACAACGGTTGGTTATTAAAGTATAACGATTAATTATGGCTAACTTACAAGATATAGTAAACAGAAGTGAAGTAGGGGCTATCAAGCCTTGGACAAAAGCAACAGCTCCAGATGGTTATTTGTTGTGTGATGGCTCAGCCGTTTCAAGAACAACTTATGCAGATTTATTTGCAGTTGTTGGAACTACTTACGGCACAGGTGATAACTCAACTACTTTTAATGTACCTAATCTACAAGGTAAAATGCCTCAAGGTTTTGATGGAAACACATACAACTTAGCAGGCACAGGTGGAGCAAATACTGTTACCGTTTCTGTAACTGATAACAAAGCTGCATCGTCTACTAGTACACAATCTGTAACTGTTACAGGTAATATTGATAATACATCTTTAACTGAAGCCCAGTTAGCAAGTCACGGTCACCCTATTTTTACTCAATCAGGTACTGGTGGTCCAATGATGGCAGGTCGTGGATTCACTGGTTTTTATAGACCAGGTCAAGGTAACAGTCAAAACTCGCCATTTACTATTTCATTGGCTACTGAACAATCTGCAAATATTCAATTTACTAATTCTGGATCAGGTACAGGTCATAACCATAGTCATACTTTATCAGGAACTTTAACAGGTAATATTACAACAAACTTAACTGGTTCTGTTACGGCTTCTGGAACAAATTCATTTTCACCTTTTGTGGTGGTTAACTACATAATTAAACATTAGGAGACATTGATGGCAACACAAATTGTAATACATAACGGTAGCTCAATTTTGTTAGATGATTCTTACAGAATAAGTTGGGCAGACAAAGGTAAAGATTGGGTAGATGGTTGGGTACCAAATACAATTCATGCTGTTATTTATAACAATCTCGCAGGTCCAAATGAAATTCAAAACAAAGATGCATCAACAGGAATGATGACTGGTAATACTTCATTATCATCTACAAGTGATGCAGTCGGATCTACGACAATAGCTGCTTTGTTAACATGGGGAGAAACTAGAAAAGGTCAAATTCAAAGTGCTAGGTTAGATCTTGAAAATTACGAAGAAAACGCATTTACTAAATGGGTTGACGATGGAAACCAAGCTGAAGATTTTCATCCGGGTAATAGTGCTACAGCCTCTCATATTGATTGGTCAAAGACATGGATTGACTTTGACGAAAATTATTCTTAATTAAATTAACGAATCCAAGTAATTATTGCGTGTCTATCTCCGTTAGTAACGGGCATCACTGCATGAGGAAAACAAAAATTACTAGGAAATACTACGACACTTCCAGCTTTCTTTTCAACAACATACTCACCTTCAAAAAAAGAAAAATCACCACCGTCGTATCCATCATTTAAAATAAAAGAACAACTCAAAACTCTCGGATGTAAATCAAAGTGATCAGTATGTGTTTTGTATTCACCTTTTTCAGAACCTTTGTAAATTAAATGAATATATCCTGTGTCCTCTGTTGTTAATCCTGTACCAAAATGTCGAAAAGTTTGAGCATATTTTCTTAAAACTTTACCGACACCTTCATAAATTTTTTTATCAAAATCATTATTCAATCTGTTCTGATAACAATTCCTGTAATTAGAATTTGTTGTGTCGTCATCCACTGTTGCTCTTTGAAAATTATCAAAGTTAATATTGTTTATAATACTTGTGCATGTTTCTTGATCAAGAATGTTATCGTAGCATTTGATGTAGTCTGTAAGATTTATCATTTAAAAGATTTTTTACTCCAAAAATATTTTTTGTACCTGTCCATCCATTCATTGTTCAAAATATTTAAAACTTTACTGTGCGCTTTTTCATAATAAAAACCACACCATTGTTTCCATGATTCTCTCTTAAACGGTATTACTTGAACCATTGGTTCTCCTTTTTTTATTAAGAATTGTTTGTCTCTTTTATTTAAAATAAATGGAAAGTTGATTGTATTGATATAAGTATCTGTATCAACAACTCCTGCAATAATATCAAATCTAGGCTCTATCCTATTCATTGGTTTGACAAATAAGCAGCTATAACCTGGCGGTGTTATAATTAACCATTTGTTAACAAATTTTCCTGCATTCTCTCCCGTTGTTTCTTTCCACTCCTCTGGTAGTTGTGCTTTATTGTGAAATCCAAAATTATTTTGTTCTCTGTTAGCTGGCGTTACAGAAAAATCATTTTCTATTGGATCCACTAAGTAGTCTTGATCAAATGGTATGATGTAACCTAATGTTAAAGAATCTAGAAATGGTACACATGTTTTTACTG